TGTTGAAGTGCTATGAACCAACCAACTGTACACATAGGGTGCGTTGCAAATCTATTCTCACGCATGATGCACTTTGCAAAAGCAGGTGATGTTGAAATTGGTCATACACATCAGTTTGACCACTTGACATTACTTGCTAAAGGTAAATTAAAAGTTACCGTAGAAGGAGTAGCTACTGAGTTTACAGCACCTCACATGATCTATATTCATAAAGATAAAGTTCATGAGTTGGAAGCTCTAACTGATGAAACAGTTGCATACTGCATTCATGCTTTACGTGATAAAGAAAACAATGAAATTTTAGACCCCAGTATGATTCCACAAGGAGTAAATCCTTTGAGTCTAGCTGCTGCTGTTTGTAAATAATCCTTGATTATCGGCAATACTAATGATATAATATATCATAACAATCCAACAATGTTGCGATATAAATTACTTAGGTCACCTTCGGGTGGCCTATTTTATTATCCAAAGTATTTCTGAAAGTAGTAGTAGTATGGCTGAACAAATTGAACATAGAGTAATTAAACTGGAATTGAAAGTAGAAGATCATGCTGATGAACTAAAGAAGCTTCAGGATATTTCTACTGATTTACGCAACTCCTTAACTGGTATTGAAAATACATTAAACCAAATTAAATACCTAGCAATGGGTGCTGTAGTTGTAGTACTTGCTCAATCAATGGGAATTACTAACGTACTTAAAATGTTTGTAGGTATGTAAAATGAAACTCTACAATAACTGGAAAGATATCGTAAAGAAAGCTTGGAGTGTAAAGTTTATATTACTCGCTGGTTTATTATCCGCTACTGAAGTAATATTGCCTTTATTCTTTGATTACTTTGATAGAGGTACTTTTGCTATCTTGAGCTTTATTGCAGTATCAGGTGCTTTCATATCTAGAATAGTTGCACAAAAGGATATAGAATGAAAAATAAAACAAGAGCAGCTATTGCAGGAATTGTATTATCTGCAGGTGCTTTAATTGGTATTGCATCTCACGAAGGTTACAGAGGTGAAGCATACATACCAGTTCCCGGTGATGTTGCTACAATAGGTTTTGGCAGCACAACTAACAAAGATGGTACTAGGGTAGCACTTGGACAACGAACCAACCCTGTAGCCTCTTTAAAGCGCCTTGGTGAGCATATTGAAGTATTCGAAGAAGCTGTTAAACGCTGCGCTCCTGTACCTATGCACCAATATGAGTTTGATGCCTATGTATCTCTTACTTATAATATCGGTGGTCAAGCTTTCTGTAAAAGTACCTTAGTTACTAAATTAAATAATTATGATTATGAAGGTGCTTGTCAAGAGATATTAAAATGGGATAAGTTTAAAGGTAATCCTTTACCGGGATTAACTAAACGAAGAACGGAAGAATATAATGTTTGCATTGGTAAATAATATACAATCTCTGTTAATAAAAGTAGCAGCAATTATAGCAGTAGTAGGTGGTTTATTTTTAGTGCATACTTGGCAAGTTAATGCTGCTGTTGACAAAGCTGTAGCTACTCAAAAAGCAGAATACGATAAACTAAATCAATCCCTGCAGAGTAAAAGTCTAATGTTTGAGTGCAGCATTAAAGATGATGTAACAGCTATAACAAAGGAAAAAGATGCTAAGATTAAAGATATTACTCGTAAGTACAATGCTGCTATTGCAAGCTTGCGCCAGCACTCAACAAGTGCAAGTACCCCAAGCAATCCTACCTCAGATTCCAGTAATGCAGAAAGCACCAAAGGAGTTACTACAGAAAGACTATTTGCAGATCATGCAGAAATCTCTCTTGGAATTGCTAGAGATGCAGAAGAACTAAAGCATCATTTGAATGCTTGTTATGAGCAGTATGATGCTGTAAAAAATCATCTAGATAATTATCGCAAATAAGAAAACCCGGATATCCTTTACAGGACTCCGGGCATTTTTACGTCTGTACTTATCCTACAAACTCTTTTAATTGTTGAGCATTCATATAACCTGACCTGCGTTTCATAACTTGATTTTCACTCATGAGAAGTAGAGTTGGTACTCCACGAATGTCATATTCAGTTGTAGCTGTAGGGTCAGCATCAATATCTACTGTTTCTACTGGAATACCTAGATCGGTATCTTGCAGTGTCTTTGATAGTTGTTTACACGGTTGACACCAGTGCGCTTTAAATACTACTAGTTTTTTCATACTTTCCTTTCGTTTATTGACAAGCTTCGCATTCACCCTTGCTGGCTTGCACACCAGCTTGAGTATAGATGTAATACAAAGCTAAGATATTAGGATCACGGAAAGCTTCAGCATGAACTTCAGCAATCCAAGCAGGGTCTTCATCTGCTGCAAAGAACAGATTCAGTGACTGCCATTGATCAATATATCGACTACGTGCAGATGCTAATCTTAGCACAGCTTTCTGGTTGATTTCAAAGGCTGTTTTGAATATTAGCTTTTCATCATCGGTTAGCCATTCTACATGCTGAACTGAACCTTGCTTATCTGTAATCTCTTGCACATGTTTCTTGGTGTAGACACCTTTGTTTTTCATTAGCTCAAGTAGTACAGGATTCAAGCGATCAATTTCACCTGCAGAAGTCATCTGGTTATAACTCATAGCTGGATCAGGGTTAATACCTTCTGATACACCACCCATTAGTAAAGCAGTTGATTTAGTTGGTGCAATAGCAATCAAGTGCGTATTACGAATACCGTAACCTTTACACCACTCTGGTTCACCTAATAGTGCAGCCATTACTTTAGTAGCATGTTGTGCATGGTCCCAAATAACAGATTGAATCTCTTGACTTAACCTATGTGCATCAAAGCCTTCAAACGGTAGCATCTCTTGCATGAACAAAGTATGAATACCACAAAGACCTAAACCTAGTGCTCTACTCTTCTTAGTGAATCGTACAGCTTTCTCTAAACCGTTAATACCTTCTGCTCTTTCGATGAATTCAGAAGCTACGCAATCTAAAAAGACTGTTGCCCAATAAGCTGCATTGGTGTGTCGCCATTCTCTGTACTTAGCTGCATTCATTGAAGATAGTACACAAGTATAAGTATGATCTAAATCATTGAACAGCATAATCTCAGAGCATAGCTGTGAGTTGTTAATCTTCAGTCCATGATCTACATAAGTAACTGGACGTTTAGCATTAGCTTTGTCAATAAAGAAGAAGTAACCTTTACCCGTTACCATTTTGATCTTCATGGCTTTCTGAAAGCGTTCAATAGCATCACGATCACCAGCTTCCAAACGATCAATGAATGATTGTCGAATGGTCCAACCTGCGTTCAAATCATCGGGTTCAGCTAATATATGATCAGAGATTTCGTTGAAGTCACCGTGTTCAATATCTAAGTAAAAAGCCCAAGCACCTCTACGTGCAGTACCTTGTGCGATATTACGCATAGCGTTAACGTGCTCTTTAATGACAGGTCGAACACCAGAGGCTTTACCACCTACGCTAATCTTTGAACCACGAGGACGAATAGAGCTAAGGTCAGTTGCTGTACCAAAACCGTACTTAGTCAGCATAGCAACCTCATGCAAGTTCGTGTAGAAACCATCCACGGAATCATCAGCAATGGTTCCTGAGCATGAAACAGGCATTCCACGGCTTGTTCCCATGTTAGCTAACACAGGGGTGCTAGGAGATAACCAACCGTTCCAAAGCAGTTTAAAGAACTCTGCTTCAGCATTAGGAAGCATCGGTACGTGTTTTGCTGCAGTAGAGGCTATCCTTTCGAATTGACCACGTACAGAACGACCTTCAGTTTGATATTCGTATTTTTCTTTGAACATCTGATAACCTGCAGTTGTGTACCACTGAGGAACTAAATCTTGCTCCTGTAGTTTCTTGCGCTCTTCACTTAGTTCTTTGTAAATATTACTCATTAGTTTCCTTTTTCCATACAAAATCTGCACTATCCCAACTACGATGATACTGATTACCCATACCGCTGAAGAAGTCATTGAAGGTGTAATCGTTAATACCCTTGTAGAACCATTCCGAAATAGGATTGTACTTCACATCGTACTCTTTTGCAAACCCTATTTGCTTCAAGCATTCGTTAATTCTTGATTGTACAAAGTTCTCAAGTTGATGTGCAGTAATACCTTTGATTTCACCTTGCTCAAATAACTTAGCAATAATCTGGCATTCATGTTCATAAAGCTTTTGTGCTACCAATCGAACTTGTGCTTCAATCGCTAGTTTATGCAACTCAAATGCTTCAGGTGATAACTCTTGCTTTAGCTTTTCTAACTTGTACTTGAAAGCCCAAGCTCCACCTGCAGAATGCAAGTTCTCATCACGTACTGAAAAGTTAATCCCACGCACTACATTCATTAACTTGTTCTTACCTTGTGACTGATAGTGCTTCAAGAAAGCAAACTGACTATACAAGATTACCCCTTCAACCATTGAGAAAGCTGCTAGTGAAATTAAGTCATCAGGATGATCAATGATTTCACCAATATGTTCAACCCGTTGTTTTAGCACTGGATCATTTAGATACGATGTATAAAACTCAGGTGTATCAATGTGCAATAGCTGATTAATCTTATTGTAAAACGGTGCATGAACAGCTAGTTCAAACATAGAGAAGACCGAAGCCATTCTATGAAACTCTGCACCATCAAACATATTCTTAAACCGTCCACCCCAATACTCTGAACCAGCGTGTGTTTCGTAGATACTAAATAGTTTCAATGTAGTAATTACTGCATGTTTTTCTGCAGGTGTAAAATTTACCAATACGTCTTGTATATCCTTCTCTACTTTGATTTCATCTGGTAACCAGAATACTTTCAATTGTTGGTCTGCAAATTCAACTGGTTCCTGTCGTTCATTGATAGGTAACAAGTATTTTTCTAGCATTTAGTCTTCCTCTGTTGTTGTCGCATATTTATCTCTAGATTCTAATAATGCTTGAGCATCTTCAGTTTCATATCGAGCACGATAAATATCTTCTGTTAATTTACTTCCACTAGCTTTATCAATTGCTGGTCTACTTGCGTAACCACTTTTAATCCAAGCTTCATCTAATCGTTCCTCACCAACCCATCGACTGCATACAACAATTTCGTTAAAACGATTCCTGTGCTGTAGCGCATCTTGCCTTTGGTATGGTCTATCTACATTCATTCCTAAAGAATAAAGAAAGTTCTTAAATTCTTCATCCTTGTCCTCAAATGCACTGGAGTAATTTGGCATTACTTTTATAATCTCCGATTCAGAAATAATACATAAAGCTACAATTGCATTTGGGCGTGTTGGTTTTTTATTCATTGTTACTACCTTTCAGAATAAACGAGAGTCCTATTATATCACTGCTTATTGGTTAAATCAAGGTTATCTTGATCGTCAATATCATCCTTTTTATTTTGCAGTTCACGATGTTCATTTACTAATTTAATAGCAACTGCATACATGATAGCGATAATAAATATTAGAACTAACGCACTAATTACTTGCAATACGATCATTTGTTATCCTTTTGTTTAAGTTGTGGGTCTAGCATAAATTCCAATAGGAACATTGCATTAACGGCTACAGCAGCCATGTGAAGCATATCTGGTACGCTGCTATCAGGGTCATATACTTCGCCCCTTCTATGGGCCTCTAAATGCCTGTAAAGAGCATCCAGATATCGCTGTTCTGCTCCTTCTACCTTTTTCCAGTTATTACGCTCTTTGTACTTCTTTAGACCAACTGTAAGATTCTTAGCAACTTGTTCTAAAGCATGCGGTGGAATCAAGCTGTATTGCAACTTATCTTGATCGTACTTAGTACCAATGGGTTGAATATCAATTGGTTCAATAGCGTTGGTAGGTTGCCAATCTTTCATTTGCTGTGTATCTGATCGTAGGTCTACTTTTGATACTGGTACAAAATGCACACCATTAGTATTACAATTAAGAATTTTAGTGGATTTTCCACAACGATCTACATCATTACGAAAAGCACAATCATCACAACCTCTAGGATTCCACGGATTGTCTTTGACAATAGTATATTCTTTACCATCCAAAGTAAAATTATCCAAACTCATGTTCAGTCCTCCTTAAAACCATTCAGCAGTAAATCCTCAGGGATGCAATTGCTCAGATCATTGCTCTCAAATCCAACGGGTTTCATTACTTTGTCTTTCATGTCTTTGATTACAAACAGTTCATATTCAGCTTTGTACTCAACATAAACTTGTTTACCTTCTTGCTCGTATTTTTGAGCAGTTTGAATAGCAATGTACTCGTCAGAAGGATACTTTGTTAAGTTATTGTACGCCGTATCACGCATTGCTTTGTTCATATCTACACCGAGATGTTCTAGCTTTTGCATCAATCCAAGTGCAGTAACCATTACGTCTACTACACCATCAACTACTTCTTTTGCATTGTTTTTATCAATACCCTTTTCTTTAATCTCTTTAGTTTCCTCTAGGATTAAATTGTATTGAAATTCAATATCTTTTAAAGTACAAAGACTGTCTTTACCTGCAACACTATTGAAAGCATAGCAATCGTCTTGGAAATCTGAAATATTATAATCGTAAATCATAGGTCACCTTTCTTTATGTTTTTAATCCAATTTAGCTCACGAATTGCATCTTCTACTGCATTTTCAAGATATGCCAGCAGGAATGCAGGTAGGACAATTAACCACACAATATACACCAAGAACTTTACGTTATTATTAACGCACCACTTTACCCAAGGTTTCATAATAGCACTCCTTTGCTTTTACTAAGAAAAAAATCCCCGGCTATTAACCGGGGTTGGACTCAAATTGTCAAGTGCCAGTATAGCACAGTTTCGTTACATCAACAAGTTCTTTCGCTTTTGTTTTGATGTTTTCGATTCACGATGACGATGCACAGCACCGCATTCATTACAGCGAACCTCATCAAAGACATTCAAAGATGTTTCGATTGTACGACCTGTCACTTCAACGTCTGAACTACCGCATACACGACAACGCACAAGATCATCATCAAAGTACAAAGCTGCATTGAAATCAGAACCTGCACGACCTAGTTGACGAGTACGTAAGTAAACATCGTATAACAAATCAACGTCTTGTAGGCAGTATTCTACCATCTGTTCCATCGCTTCTTCATCACCTTCTTGTACTTTACGCCAGAGTGAAATACCACCAGTGCTGATCTTGCGACCTAGACCGAAGAATTCACCAATGGCATCCAAGCGATTACTAGGTAGCTTTAAGTACTTCTTTACCAGTTGTAGAGTATCTAGTACTTTAACTTGTGGTAGCGGAGGAAAGCCATTGTAGACTGCTCGTGTTTGTACAACCTTATGATCAAAGCCTTGTGAGTTATGAGCCAATACAGCATCTGCTTCTTCATACAGTTCAAACAGCTTTGCCACAATTCTGGAGTCATCTTTATCCAGTACTTCTTCGGGAGTAAGGTGAATGCTTTCAGTGACGTTACTACCTAACCAGCGCCAGCAAGCACACAGTAACCAACCACCATTATCTAAGATATTGTCTTGTGATAGATTAACTTTGAATCGACCAAATGTAAGCGCAGTAGCTGCTGCAGTTTCAGTATCAAATACTAAAATCTTTGGTCCTTCTTTTTGCTTAAATGCTACTTCTTCTGCATTATAGAAAGGCTTAGGATTAGCAATCCAACGATTCCAAATATCGTTAACACTGGTCTTACTGATACCTAGCTGCTCTGCAACGTATCGACTACTCATTCCAGCACCTGTCATTCTCACGACTTGTTCTACGATTGTATCTGAATGCTTCATTCTAAGTTTCCTTCCGTTACTGTTGCATCATGTTTATATATCCAATTTAAAGCATTGAATACTCCATCTCGCTCTCTTGTCCAGTAGGATTTATCGTCAATAAATCTTACTTCGAACTCCTCACCAATGTGCTTATTGTACCAAAGAGAACTGTTGGTGCATTTTAGAATCTTAATTTTCATTTTATTCCTTTGCTTTGTTAATAATATCCCGGATTGTATCATAAGTGAACTCCCTTGTCAATATGACTTTTTGAAATAGTTTCTTGCGTTCAGTAGCATTTTTACCTGCTGTTTGACCTAAAGCTACAAGCACTGTATCTTTTTGTGCTTCCTTTAGCTTGTTAAAAGAAGTACCAGCTTTTTTCACCCAACCGGGATGTCTCCATCTGCGATCAGGTTCTCTTTCGATGTAATCAGCGCACACTCTTAGAAACTGCGGTAAACCTTCTGGATACCAATACAAGTATCTTACCGCCAAGTTCTCCAGCTTACCCAATGCAGCATTAGCTTGCTTATGAGCAGCCCCACGAACTAACTGTTCATCATCGTGCTTATGATCTAGTGCAAAATTATTACTAGCAGTAGGTATCCCTGTAATTGCACACAATCCATCTTGTTCTTTTATTAGCTGTTCACGTACTTTCTTTACGTCTGCTGTATTGTATAGGTCAATCGTCATTGGTGTTCAACCTTCGTTCTAATCGGTCAATGATATCCTCTAATGCTTCAATTTCATCGGCAGCTTCTTCAAGTAAATCCGCAATACGATCAGGTTTATCTTCTTGTACTGATTTCCTAGATGGAATACTTCTGCGAATCTCAGAGCGTTTTCTCAAACGATAAACTAAAGATTCTTCACTCATAAGGATTTACTCCTCTTTCCATTGCGAATTGCATAAAACTACTAACGTCATCCCAACTGCGTTTCATGTAAGCACAACTCCAGTACATCTGCAGCATATCAAACCAATCAGCTTCTTGATGCTCTACACCATGACAATCCGTGTAATCAAAAGGTTCAGGATACAGGCGTTTAAACTCCGAAATAACCTTTCGTAGAATCTCTTGTTCAGTTGTGCAACCTTCTAAAGCTTTCATTGCTTTAACGGGACCATAACTTACTTTGGATAACTCATATGGTTTGTAGGTGTCAGCTAAATCACCAGATAATACCTGCAGTGCTAAGAAAATTAAACCATCGCCTTTGATTGTACTTTTAACTTTACGTAAATGTCCAATCGTTGGAATAAGGTGAATCTTAGGATTGTCATCAGTCCAGTTAAACAGATGGATTCCTTGACACTGATAGCTATCCTTATCTACGCTTGCTAAGACCGCTTCCTGACCGTTTTGAAGGCACTCATAGGCACGTATCGTAACTACATCATCCACTTCCATACCATTCTCAATAACCTTTGCTTTGTACTTGCGTCTTAGATGATTTCTGATTTCTGTCAAATGCACTGGTTTAATTAATTGATCCCTATTGTCTTTGTAAGGTGAAGGCAGAGGTAGTTTATGCCTAAATGTTTGACCACCACCAATATAAATCTCAAGTTCATCACACCAAGTATTTTCAAGTAAAGCACTTATGCTTTTATTAGCAGTGCCTATAGCAATTGAAATGTCCATAGGATGTTGATGATCTGTAATTTCATAAGCTTCAGGTTTAAACTCAATTTCTTTATCTGCTAGAAACTTCTTGAATTCAGTTCTTGTACCAAACTCTTTTTCTCTACCTGATTTTAAATGCTTTGCAATAATTGTACGAGTCTCAGCAGCAGCAGCATGTTTGTATGCTACTAGATCACCGTCAACAATTAAGAGTCTTTTACTCATAGGCTCTCCTTTGTTAGATATACAAACACTTCTAACCCATGTTGTCTAGCTTGCATAATCATGTTTGCAGTACCTTTACTTTCACCGTCCCATATAGCGATTAGAGCATCTGCATGTTCAGCCATTTGTAGGTTACGTAATGGTCCAGCACGTTTACCATATTTATTCCAATCTGCAGGAAATGCTTTAATTGAAATACCGTTATCTTTGGCAAAAAGTTCACCAAGATAATCTACACCTCGTGCAGCGCCTGAAACAATTTCTGTAGCTTGAAAACCAGATTTATGATATGCAGTTTTTACAAGATTGTAATCTGTAATATTTCTACCACCAGCAATAATAACTTTCATAACTCTCCTTAAAGAAAAACCCGAGGGTATTAGCCTCGGGTAAATATTAGCTTCGGCTAATGTCAATTGCTTTCAGAATTTCATCTGATTTAGCTTTTAGTTCATCAACCTTATTTTTAACGATTGCTTTTGCTACTGCACTAACAATTGCTGGATCAAGACCTGATTCTTTAGCTTCATCTTTAATTTCCTTAGCTTCTTCAGCCAGTGACTGCTCTTCAGTATAAATACGAACTAATTTTGCGATTGCTTCTTTTTGATTCATATCAATCCTTTTTGTAAGTTAAAGCTGTTTTACCAAAGATTGTAAGATTCATTACAATCACAGCAAGCCACTGCAAGAAACCATAAGGGATCGCTAGAAGTGGGAACAGTGTATTGAGCGACCAAATAATTGCAAGTGGTCCGAAGATTACCAGTAGTACTGCAAATACAAGAAGTGCAAGAATTGTGATGATATCACGAGTTTGTTTTGTCATACTAACCTTTCAATTAAAATGGAATATCATCATCTTCAGCAGCTACTTCAACCTTAGCACGAGCTTTTGGTTTAACCTCTGCTTTAGCTTTTGCAGCTGGTGCAGCTTCTGCCTTGGGCTGATCATCAAATTCGCTTCCGGGTTCATACTCTGGACCAGTTTCAGCTACATATTCAATCATTTCAGTGACTAGAACGTTCTTTAGATACAAAGAAGCTGTACCATTGGTGCGCTCAAACTTATCAATACTGATTGAACCGTAAGAGCCGTTAGCAGGTAGTTTGCTGTTGGTAACATCAACTAGTGCTTTACCGACTTTCTCAAAGACTTTCGGCTTGTACAAATCAGGAACAGGTTTACCAGTTTTACCTAGTTCTGTGCTCTTGCGTAGAGTTACAATCCAAATATTCTTACCTGCATCTTCTGGAGGTGCTACCTTATAGATACCTTCAAATTCA